TCCCCACTAAAAAAACATCATCCAAATATGGCACCTTTAAGCCACTTCCAACCCACAGAAATAGCAGCAGGAGCAAGTTTAGCAGCACCAATAGCGGCAACAGCAGCAGCAATACCACCCAAAGCAGTAACAGCCGCACTAGAATCAAAAGAAGCTCCTGCGGCATCAGCAGCAAAAACTAATGAACTAGTAGAAACTAAAGAAAAAAAAGCAATACCACGATCAATATAAGATTTCATAAAAACATCCTCATAATAAAATTAATCACGAACTACAGTTAAAAGAAAATTAAACCCCCAAGCCACCAAAAAACACATGACAATAGAAGGCAAAACAATACGGACATCCTCATAAGAAATTGGAGGCAACAAAGAAGGCGGAACCATCCAAGCCTGTTGAGAACATGTCCTAGCCTCAACATCATACTGTGTACAATATAAAGCCATTAATTGCTGTGCCACAACTAATCATCCCTTACCAGAAACACTAGAAGACGCAAGAGGAAGCTTTACATCAACTAACGTCTTCTTACGAGATAACTCAACCCCAAAACGACCTGCAACAAGATCAGATAGCACATCCCATAACTTAACAGCTCCTACGGGATAACCTTGTTGCAATCCATCTACAACAACTTCTATTTCCACCCGCATTTTTTCACAATCCAATTCAGCACGTTGGCTATAAATCGGCATTTGTGTACCTTGCTTCGTAGTAACAGTACGCATAGCTACATCAGACTTAATCGTTACTTTTGGCATTTGCATTTGCATTCACTGACCCTCATTCATTTATAAATTCACTCATTAAATAACTTAAATTAATATCGTCGTCTCTCGTCTCTCGTCTCTCGTCTCTCGTCTCTCGTCTCTCACCATCTCATGTTGTTTCACCATTAAATAAATTTCGGTCGCTTCTGTGGGGTCAAGCTAAGTCCCCCCTTACCCCCCGCAAAAGACCCGCAGAAGACAAGGTAGAACTGCTTTGAACCCACAGTGCGGGGCTTGCCACCTGCCACCGGGGGACTGGATAACGGACCAATCGCCGGATTACTTACCGCTGTCACCTGTAATCAAGGCGCCCTGCTCGGGACGTGGGCTATAATCAATCTTCGGCGGCACCCATGCCCCGAAATTACGCGACACATCGACCTCACCACCCTTTGAAACGTACTTAGAGACATAACCAGTAATATCCATCTGGCTACGCGGCGCCTCGATACGATTACGGCCAAACTCTCGATACCAAAACTCGTGCCACTCATACCGACTTATTAAACGGTTAATATCCTCATCCGGCGCAGCCACGACCGCATGAAAATGTAACCGTCCATCACGGTGCCACTCCTGACCTCTGGCCCATTGAATACCGCAATGAGAACGTTTGGACCAAACACGACCATATAACGAACGATTAATACTACTGACGAAAAATCGGAACGCTTTATCAGCGGCTTCCGGATGCATACTGCCATTAGAACCAGATTTCGTCGGTCGAAACGTTAAGGTCCAAAACTGCTGCCAAGAACTGCGACGTAATAAATCAGCATAAGCCTGCGATTGTAGGCGGACCCCGGATTGATTGAACTGAGTAGTTAATAATTGACATAACTGCTGATCACTCTCTGCAAGAGACATCTCCCCCACTTAAATGAAAAAGTGAATAACGATAACAACGAATTTCATTTAAAATCGAATAAACAAAGACAGCACAGACCATTGGAATTAAAACCCAACGGAAAGAAGAAAAATACAACACAAAAACAAAAAGAGAAAAAAGGAATGAAACTAAAAAATCAAAAATAATAGAAATTGAACTATAAACCACCCTAGCTAAAAAGCGACAATAAAAAATCAACTTCTCGCGTGAAAATGACCTAATCACAATTAAATATCAGAAATGGAATACACAGAAGAAAGAGAAGATAAATACTGCTTCACTTCTTCAATCTCAGAAACAATATCCAGCGAAGACATATACATAAGATGAACTTTATCTAATATTTTATTATCTGAAGCTTTAGAAGCAACACGAAACATCAACACTAGCGCCCCCTGAATAGCTTCAACCGTAGATTCAAGATTAGAAACAGATATATTCATACAAGAAATATACTGATGAGCAAAAAGAGGATCAATGTCTAAAACTGATAGTTTGGACATATCACAGCACCTTAAATAAAAAGACTACTTATATTCGCTTATATTCTCAAGAAGATATTCTAAATTGCTACAAGCACACAGAATACAAAGTCTATGAAACATCCCTATATCACATTCCCGAAAACGTAAAGTGTCAAAATTCCTTTGAGCTGTAATCAAGTCACCTAATATTTTTTTAATACCAGCAACTAAAAACCTAATATCCGAAGACGCATCAGAAGCGCCCTCCTGATCAGTAACAAAAACCTTAGAAGCCGAAGATACTTCGCTCTGATCACCCAAAGACTTAAAAGACATCCCCTCTGCTGGATAACGCGTAGCAACTCTCAACATCTCAACACTCCTACCATGCCCTATCCTGTCTTAGAGCACCTCCCCATCCAGGATAGGATGAAAGGGAAGGTTGGAATCCAATGCCCTTGGATCACAAACATGATTCAATACCATTGGATCAGATAAATCAAGAGGGTTGGATTTAAAATGGACATAAATTTACTACTTGACAAAGCAAAAGAAGCGTGTGTTGTGAAATACGACAAGGATTTGGCACAAAAACTAAAAATCAGAGCAACATCAATAAGCAACTACAGAAAAGGCATATCACTACCAGATGCGACAGTATGCGCAGAGCTAGCAGACATCACAGGATTGCCACTAGCTAAAGTATTAGGAATTGTCGGAGAAGCACGCGCAATAAGCAGAGAAGAAAAAGCAGTCTGGCGAAAACTAGCAACACTAGCAGCAACAACACTAATGATAGGAACAGGTATCACCTGCCCTAACACGTCCCAAGCACAGCCAATATATGAAAATTCAGTAATGAAAATTCAGATAATGCATATTATGTCCGCTGGAGAAGATGGATACATCTGTTACTAATTAGTCTAAAAAAGAGACCATCAGGCAGACTACTAGTAACAACATGATGATCAACAACAACATTCCAGACCAAACACTGACAGGAAACTGGACAGGATTCGCATTCATCAACGGCAAGCTAGTCACACCAGAAAGAAGAACCATTGAAGAATGGCAGCTCAGATGGTTGTCACTGACCTGTACGCTTGCAAGAGAATGGAAAAAAATGATGGAAGAAGCACGAGCAACAGCTCCACAAGGCGGCCTTGCCGCGTCCGATCCGCAGCGCATCACTAACGCACCTAAAAAAACGGTTTTGCGTAAAAGAAGGTACCCAGCCACTGGAACCGCGTCGATCATCGTATTAAGGCAAGTGCTGATACAACGCCAACAAAAGCGTAAAGCGTCTCCGTAGGGGGCTAGCCCCCTACACCCCCGTTTAATTTACACTATGCAAAGAAAACACTGGGAAAAATGACAATGACGCAAAAAGAAGACAACGCAGAAATCATAAATGAACAAAGAATACAAATTGCAAAATTGATCTCAGAAACAGCAAAGATTCAAGCTGAAATTCACGAAGTAACTGCACACACACAAGAAATGACAGCACACACCCAAAAACTAATAAAAGAAACCCTAAAAGTATCTAAAGAATCAAAATGGTATCCAGTAGTAGTAGCTAGTGGCCTTATGGCAGCAGGAGCTACAGCAGCAACTTTATTCATCAAGCTATTCCACTAATCTGAGAACCACATCAATAAAAAAAAACAGACCGCCCTACCCTACATATACAATTATGAACATAAATTAAATAAATTATGAACCAATCATAACTGGCATGATAATTGCGTTATTGACAACATAATAAAAATATGAATGAGAAATTACGAGAAACCTAAAAAAACTCCCCAAAAACCCAGCTAATGAGAAGAAACAGGAGAAGAAGAAGACCCTAAAATAGGAACAGAAGAAACAGAAGAAGACAAAGAAACAGAAGAAGACGACGGAGAGGAAG